TTTGTGTGAAAGCTGTTGTTGAACCATTGGCTGTAAATGTATTAACAGATAGTGTAGATGTTCCTGCACCGCCTACTTCACCCCACGCATCCGTATATCCCTCAAACCTACCAAGAGTTGAGTTGTATCGGAACTGACCTGCCGCTCCTGAAGGTCTTTGTGCTGTTGTACCTACTGGTAACAGTATCGCATCTGTGGCTTGTCCAATATCTAGGGTGACTGTTGGTGAAGCCTGCTTGATACCTACCCTGTTGTTGCTTGTATCTACCTTTAGAACATTGGTATCAATAGCAACGTCACCTGATACTGTCAGGGCAGATAATGTGCCGACACTGGTTATATTGGTTTGTGCGGCAGTTTGTAGTGTTCCTGCATATCCTGTAGAGGTGAGTATTCCTGTAGATGGGTTGTAAGTAAATCCTGTGTCTGTTTCTAAGCCTTGTGTGCCAGTTGCACCATCAACAAATACAGGGAATATAGTTTCGTCTGTACTGTTGTTGGCTGATACGGTTACGGTAGTGGCAAGTGCGGCTGTTCCTGTTGTGTCTTGGTTTAGTGTGCCAACTGTAAAATCTAGTGTGTTATCAGAATCGTCATAAGCTACAGTGATACCGCTTTCTGTGTTGGAACTTACCATCGCACCAACTGTGTCAGATATAACTTCTGCTAGTGCTACTCCACCTACTGTTATGGCATCTGCTTCTAGTGTTCCGTCAATATCTGCATCACCACTTATATCAAGTGTTGCACCGTCTAACTCACCTGTAATCGTAAGATTGCGTATGCCTGTGTAGTCTTTGTTGGCATCTAGTACAACTGCTTTAGAAGCTATAGCTGTACCGATTGCTGTGCTTCCTAGATCAAGTGCGTTTAGTTCTCCTACAACTGCTGTAATTCCATCTAAGACGTTTATTTCACTAGCTGTAGCTGTAACACCATCCAGTATGTTTAATTCTGCCGCAGTAGAAGTTACTGCTGTTGCACCTATGGTGATACTAGAAGCAGTGAGTCCACCAATAACTAGATTACCTGCCGCATATCCTGTAGCACTTGTATTGACTGTAGTGCTTGGTACTGTCTGTGTGTCTACAAATAATCTAAATGTGTTATCTACAGAAGCATCATAATAAATACCTGCATACTTGGTTGTGCTTGATTCAACATACTTACCATAGAAACCAAAGTCTGTGGAGTTGCCTGTATTGGCATTTGCAAGACCTGTAAAATTATTATCTGTTACAACAGAACCTGTCTGTGTTGTTGTTCCTGTTACTGTAAGGTTTCCGCTTACCGTGAGATTATTGCTGACCGTAACATCATTAGGCAAGCCTATGGTCAAAGTATCTGTGGCACTTACCGCTACATCTACTTCATTACTTGTGCCTGCAACTGTTAGCGTATCACCGCCTGATACTGTCTGTGTATTAGAGCCATCAGAGAGCGTAAAACTTGTTGATATGTTCGCTGTACTGGCAGATGTGATCCTTCCTTTAGCATCTATAGCTATTACTGGTATTGCTGTGGCACTTCCATAGCTAGCCGCACTGACACCTGAATCTGCTAATGAAACCGCACCACTGCTGACTGAGAAGTTGTTTGTGAATGAAGCAACACCCTTGTTGGAACTTGTGGCTTCTTCTGCGGCTATAGTTATCGTACCGCTTGATTCTGTTACATCTATGCCCTCACCTGCGGTGAATGTAATCGTTCCGCCTAGTGCCGTATCTGTAGAGTTAGAGCCATCTGTAACAGTAATACTGCTGTTTGCCAGTTTAGCGTTGGCTATAGAACCTGCTAGCTTGTCATTAGCTATAGAGCCTGCAAGCATGGCATTTGTTATAACACCAGAGCCTATTACCAGATCAATCGTACCATCACCATCTTCGTAAGTTGCCGCTATACCTGTTTCAGTATTAGAGGAGAACATTGCTCCCACAATGTCTTGTACCCTTTCTGTTGTATGGTAAAGATTGCTTGAGCCTTCACCAATATCATCTGTATCAAGCGTTATGTTGGCACTACCATCAAAGCTAACACCACTTATTGTTCTTGCTGTAGCTAGTATAGTTGCTGTGGCTGCGTTGCCTGTAAGATCGCCTGTAACATTACCTGTCAGGTTTCCTACAAATGATGAAGCTGCAAATGCTTTGTTTGCGCTTAGTCTTGAGTTGCCATTATCCCATGTGATAGTTGGCTTGGAACTGCTAGCTCCAAACTCTATGCCTGCACCATTTGTATTGGCTAGACTTGTAGCACCTTTTGCTACTCTGATTGTTGCATCTTCTACGTCTAGTGTAGCTGTGTTTAGCGTTACCGTATCACCATTGACTGTTAGATCACCTGTCACAACAAGATCGTTGCCTATGGTCACATCATCTGGCAGGGCAAAGGTTATAGCGTTATTGCTTACCGTTGTTGTGATCTCGTTAGATGTTCCTGTAAATGTAAGTGTTTCACCTGTGTTAAATGTATCGTTAGAGCCACTATCTGCTGCCAGTGTAAAACTTGTGGCTATATTGTTTGTTGTAACCGCAGTTACTAGACCTTTAGCATTGACTGTTATAGCAGGTATGGCTGTAGCACTACCAAAAGAGCCTACATTAGAGTTTACTGTGTCTAGAGTTGTAGTGATCGTGGTATTACCTAGATTGGTCATGGTGGCACTACCATCTACATCACCATCTATAGTTATAGTAGGATCATTGACGTTGAAGTCTAAAGTGCCATCTCCGTCCTCATAAGTGACCGCTATGCCTGATTCTGTGTTACTTGACACCATAGCACCAACAATGTCTTGAACTCTCTCTGTGGTGTGATATAGGTTGCTAGAACCTTCTGTCAGATCGTCAGTGTCAAAGCCAGTAAAGTTTCTGGTATCAAAGTTGACTCTGTTACCCATAAGGGCATGAGCAGAGCATTGGTAAAATAAAACTGTAGGTGTGGCGGCTGTAGCCTTGATCTCTGTGTAAGCACCTGCACTACCTGCCGTGCCATTAGTTGTTACCCCTGTTGTGTAAGCTGTGGTTTTATCTGCCTCATAATAGAATCTAAGAGGGTGTCCACCATTAGAACTATCTGCTTGGTCAAACCTGTACGTTGTATCTGGTGTCAGCGTTATATATGGTGCTTCTACTCCGTCTATTACATAGGCATTGCCGCTACCACTGTCATAAGGGTGTTCGCTAGTCTTGCTTGCTACTGTGACTGTAAGAGTCTGTGTTGTAGCTTCGCTTGGCGCAGTAAGCAGCGTTCCTGAAAACTCAGGGTCACTAATTGTAGGATTGGTGATTGTCTTATTGGTTAGCGTTTCTGTGACACTAGATGTATCAACAACCAAATCTATTGTGCCATCACTATCTTCATAAGTTGCAGTGATATTAGTTTCAGTATTGCTACTGAACATTGCGCCTACTGTGTCCTGTATAACTTCGCTCAGGTCTATGTTGGCAGAACCGTCAAAAGACACACCGTGTATGGTTCTTGCGGTTTCTAGTGCTGTTGCAGTAGCGGCATTTCCTGTGGTGTCCTGATTGAGAGTACCTATAACTAAATCAATAGTACCGTCTGAGTCTTGATAAGTTACAGTGATATTAGTCTCTGTGTTAGAGCTAAACATAGCACCAACGGTATCTTGGACAACCTCTGTAAGATCAATGTTTGCAGAGCCGTCAAAGCTAACCCCATGAATAGTACGAGCAGTTTCTAAAGCTGTAGCTGTAGCGGCATTACCAGTTGTATCTTGGTTCAGTGTTCCTATAACAAGATCAATAGTTCCATCGCTGTCTTGGTAGGTTGCGGTTATGTTCGTTTCAGTATTAGAACTGAACATAGCACCAACTATGTCTTGGACATACTCAGTGTTTAGACCTACTGTTACTGCTGCTGATTCAGAACCGCTATTGGCTACGTCTATACCGCTATTTGCGGCTGCTAGGGTAGCTACATAGTTACCAGTAGTATCTGTGCCTAAGGCTACAGAATTGGCTACTATGGTTGCTGTAAGAGTGCCATCGGCTAAGTTAGAGAGGGTCACAGAACCACTCAAATCTCCTGCTAGGGTAATGCTTGGTGATTTATTTATAGTAGTTCCTGAGGATATATCACCACCGTTGATGTCAACAGTATTCAGCACAGGAGCTGTTAGTGTTTTATTGGAGAGAGTCTGCGACCCAGAGAGTGTTGCGACAGTGCTATCTATGGCAAAGGTAACTGTATTACCGCTACCAGAAGTATCTATACCTGTACCGCCAGTAAAGGTCATAGTTTCGCTGTCTAAATCTATACTTAATGCACCGCCTGTATCACCTTGAAAGTCAAAGTCTTGTGCTGTGATCTGTGCATCTACATACGCTTTGATTGATTGTTGTGTGGCTAGCTTGGTGTTGCTGTCACTGCCTAAATTGTCCTCGTCTAAAACTCCTGTAACTGTTGCCCCACCTGCTGTAAATACTAGACCTGCTAGCTTGGTATTAAGTGATGTTGCATTGCTTGACGTGGTTGCAAGCCATCTAGCGTTGCTGTGGTCGTATATTACTGTAGAGCCTGCATCACTAGAGCCTACTGTTTCTGCTTCAGTAGATTTTCCTAATAGTGTTGCCGCACCTGCTAGACCCTGTGTGCCTACAGTTATGATGCTTATAGCATCTCCGTCAGTTACGGTTACTTTGTTTATTGTATTGGTATTGGAGGTTGTGACCTTTGATATAGCCATTATCTGCTAATATTCCTCCTGATAGTATAAGTGCCTTCTAAGATGCGATACACCCTACTGCTACCATCTACTATCTCAAGGTCAAAAACACCGTCTCCTGCCGTTAAATTAGCCGTATCGGCTGCTGATATAGTAAGTGTAACTGTGCCTGCTGAACCGCCCAATGCGATTCTGTTATTGGCTGTGGTAAGTGTGATTACTTCTGATGAACTCTCTGGAGTCTCCCTTAAGTCCATTTCTGCTGACGTGTAGCCAGTAAGATTAATTAAAGTATCGCTAGAGTCCTTTAATGTGAGAGTCTGACCAAAGGTCGCTCCCTGTTCTATGATGAAATGATGATAACCTGCACTCATAAATATTCCCTTTATTGTTCATGGTATCTACCACCGTTAGCATCTGCTGAATTAATATTATCACTAAATTAGTGATTAGGGTTTCCTAACTAAGCCTTTTTCTTCTTAGTCGTTCTTTTTTTAGTAGTTTTCTTTGGTGCTTCGCCACCTTCCCATGCCTCATTGACATCTGGTGTGCTTGGATCATCTGCTACTAATTGTCCTTTCTTGTTTCTTGCCCTCACAGGTTCGCCTGCTTCTTCGGCACTACCCTCTACTTTAACTTCCATTGCCCATCCGTTATCTACAAATGTAGACATAACTTCTGATTGCCATTTTTCTTTGGCTTCAACAACTTCGTCTGCCATATATAACCTTACATCTGTGCCATCTTTGTTAGCACTAGCAGGTTTAGGCACTAAAATCTTATAACTTTTTGACATCTCTTTCTCCGTTAAGGTAGTGGGGGCATACACCCCCACATTCCTAGCTTAATTAAGCGTTATGCGCTGTAAAAGCGTTGTCGCCACTATGTCTAGCACCACTTCTCACAACCATCGCACCAATAGGTGTTCCGTTGGAGTGTGTTCCAGTTTTAGCGAGTACAACTCTTATATATCTGCTATTTCCGACATATTCAACACGGAAAATACCGCCTGCTGTGTCAGGATTTCCACCTGCTGTACCGTCTAATTTTAAGAAGATACCGCCTGCAGCAATAGTTCCATCAGTTATGCTTGCTTGTGCAACATCAGTGTAAGTTGAATCGTCATCAGATTCCTCTAATGATACTTCAAAGTATACTGAACTTGATAGAGTGTCGCCTTCTGCACCTACGTCAACTAGCACTGTAGCTCTTTCGTAGCCTTGAAGATCAACACCTGTTCCATTACCTGCCGCAGTTTTAACTGCATTGATGATAGAAACAGCAGGATTAATATTATTTGATAGGTCTTGCATAATTTACTCCCTTTACGCTGATACTTTTTGTTTAACAATAGCTTCAGCTTGGATAACCTGTCCACCAACTCTTCTTCTAGCGATGTATCTAACATTGCCTGAAGTAGCTTGTGTGAATGGGTCTCTTGTAACAGCTAAAGCAACTCTGTCTACGATCATGTAGGCTCTTCTGAAATCACCAAACAGGACAGGATAAGCACCTGCACCTACGTCTGGCATATCAGTAGCTTCTACATAAGGATATCCTAAGATAGTGTTAGGAACACCTGCTTGTAGAGACATACCTGCTTGGAACACATATTGTCCTGCGGTGTCTTTTAGCTTTCTGATAGCTGATAAAGTACCTCTATTAAACATAAATGTACCGTTTCTGCCGTACTCAGATTTGATGCTGTGAACTAATGTGATAAGACCATCAGCTAACAAAGCTGTGCCGTTACCAGAATTAGATTCGCCAACACTGCTATTAGTTAATAAACCTTCAGGTTTACCAACAGAGTTACCGCTAACAAATGCAGTTCCTTCAGCTTTTGCAAATTGCTCTGCGAATTCTGATTGCATTTCTGATTCCAGATCAAAGACAGAATCTTCTAAGTTTTGCTCAGAAATATCTACTAAAGCGTAAAGTTCGTGGGCAGGTAGTTCCTCAAGACCTACTGTGTAACCAGTAGTTTCGGCTCTAGTGCCACTTTCTGCAACCCATGCTGCGGAGAATTGACCATCACGTTTAGGCACTTGGATTGATCTTTGTCCAGTGCTTCTTACTCTAGCGATTGAACGAACAGGTGAGATTTCAGTTACAGTTTTTAGTAACTCTCTCACATATTCAGGTGGTGCTAGATATCCACCAGTGTTGTCACTGCTGACAGTTAGTGCCTTTTTCTCTGCATCTTCAAGACCTTCCAGTCCTTTTCTACAGTAGGCATCAAAAGCTGCAAGACCTTCATCAATTTGCTTGGCTTCTAATCCTGAGTTAGGTCGTCTCATGACCGTTTCAAGATTTTCAACCTGCTCTTTGATTCCTTCTTGAGCTTGCTTGGCTTGTGTGATCTCTTGGTTGATGTCCTCTAAACTATTTAGCTTTTCTTCAATAGCTTCAAGTTTTGAGTCAACTAAAGTATCAACATTTTGCCCTTTTTCTAGTGCTTCTAACTTTTCGTCATTGGCTTTTTTAAATTCTTCAAAAGCCTGACCAATTTCAGAAACAGCATTTTTTATATCTTCAGACATAATTGCTCCTTAGAGTTTGGTTATAGTTAATGTTAATTGTTTTATGGCTTCTACCACTTCAGCATCAACATCAACATCTCGCTGAGTAAATGCTTGATTGACAGCTTTTGCTGCAACCTTTGCTTCTGAACGAGATAAGTTGAAAGCATCACGCAATCCGTTCTCCCATTCCCTTATGGAAATCTCCTCACCCTTAACCTGACGAACCGTAGCTTTAGGGTTCATAGGGAAAGTAACAAGGCTAATTTCCATTAAGTCTACCTCTTTGATAATACGCTGTCCTTTGCGCTTATCATAAGAAACCTCTTTAGGGTTCACACGGAAGCCTATGCTTAGACCGTCCAATGCACCCATCTTTAGTAATTCGTAAGCATCTCTGCCTGCTGTCGTACCTAGAGCTAATCTACCTTTGACTCTTAAGCCATGACTGTCCTCAACAATCTCATCAAAAACACCGATAGGCATATCCGACTTATGTTGATATAAGAGCTTGACTCCTTTAGTGCCACGCTCTGCTAGACTCTTAGTGAAAGCTCCTGTCTTGATGACATCATTACCTAAGTCTGTGTTATTAAATACAGAGCCATAGCCTTCAAAAGTACCATCTTCGTTATCATTTGCTTTGATCTCAGAATGTACTTCTATGAAAGACTTGAGTTCAGATACGTTGTCCTCACAAGAACAATCAGCTTCTTTCTTCTTAGGCTTCTTAGGTTTCTTCATACGACCACCATAACCATAGCCTGATTCTTCGTTCTCAAGCTCTTCTCCTGTTAGTCTGGTGTAATCTGCGTGTGAAGCGCAAGGCATATAGACGGTGTTACCATCTTCATCGTGACTGTGAGTTCCAGAGCATCCTATCTCTTCTGCTCTCGCCTCTGCTTCTTCTTCGGTGGTAAACACGTCTTTGCTTACCTCTCTTTTCTCATCGTTGACCTGTTCTTCCTCTTTGGAATTATAACTTGAGTTACAGACTGCTAGTCTTTGGTCAGTGTCATATTCATCCGTCATA